GTAATAAGTTTGCCGTCTTCGTGAGCTGTGTTAATCACTCTTACGAGCTCTGAAGCCATTACGTCTGGTAGTTCAATTGTTTGCTTTTTTGCTTTAGGTTTGCTCATATTCCAAATGCCTTTCCGTTAAGGTCGCCTGCCTTAGTAAAGGATATATGCATATGGGATACGTGAGGGTTAGAGCCTTTGTAGACACGCCAAGCCCATTTCTGACGTGGGGAGCATATTCGGTTTAAGTGAATAATGTAACTAATTCTTTTGTCGCCCTTGACTGCTAGGCTTTTAATACGCTCAGCTAGTAACCAAGATTCCTTGCTTGAGCCTTTTAATAAATCTGAGTCAATATCTATAGCACGAACCCACCCATTCTTATCAGGGTTATGGTCTGACTTACGTCTTTTATGTGAAGTGTCGCCTACCCAGCCGTCAGAGCGTTTATCACGCTTAGGGTACTTGGTGTTTATTTCAGAGCGAAGTTGCTCGGCTGCTTTACTTAGTTTTACGCGCATTAGGATTCATAGCACCCATTGAGGCGGCTACAACAGCACCTAATACAGCTCTGTAATCAAGGGCAAAATCTGTTGCTTGCCAAGCTGCTAAAAAAGCAATTGCAGCTAAAGAAAATTGTTTGTGGTTAAAGGATTGCATCTAGTTCTTCTTTTGTTAAACCTGCAATTTCACCGAGTTTAGTTATAGCTGATGCGCGAGCATCTTGCTTGGCTTTATACTCCGTTTCAAGTAGTGCTTTGGCTTGTGCTGTTGCCTCTCTATCTGCAATAAATGCTTCTTTGTCTGCGCCAGTAAGTTCAATTTTGTGGTTATCTATTTGTATGTAAATCTTTTCAGTTGCCATTGTTATAACTCCTAAGTGTTGAAACCATAAGTATAAATTGACCCAGTTATATTTCCAGTACTTGCAATAATTGAAAATCCTGTAAAAGAAGTTGTATCATTGAAACCAAAACTTGCTAACACAAGACCTGGTGTTGTTGAGCTGTACGAATCGCAAGCAGATGAAGTTGCACCTTTTCTTATAGAAGCAAAAGGGTTACTTGTAAAATCAATAACAAAGTTTGACCTAATGGGGCTAGCATTAACAGTTACTAAACTCCAAGAAGTTCCAGAAGCAGTACGAAAAGCAGAAACAGTTGTAGCATCACTGTTAAAAATAGATTGTCTTTGATAATTTGCAGTAGAATTATCTGCACCTGAAACTCTAAATCTAAAACTTGTTGCTAATGCTGTTGAACCAGTTAAATCGCAAACAACACGATAACCATCATAAGTTGCACTAAAAACATCATTTATAGATTGGCTTGCCACTGCAGAGAAAGAGGTAGTGTTGATAAGGGTTAAGCCAGGTGTTGAGGGGGTGTATACGCCAAGTGTGGTGTCAATAGCGTCACCAAGGTCTTTAATGGCTTCCCAGCCGTCTTTAACTAAATCTGTTGCAACAGGCGTAGGCCAGCCGTTGTTAGTTGTTGTTCCCATATTCTCCTAGTTTATCCTTTTCTTAAATAACGTCAAGCCACGTAGTTGTATTGTCTAGATTCTGCCACATTGTTAACGGGTTGAAATCTTCCCATTGCACATTGAGCGTACTATAGATTGAGTTAGAAACAGACATAGTAAGTTCAAGGCTTTTACGAGAAAGATTCCAAGACCACCCTTCCACAAATCCTTCAAAAAAACCAGCAGGAATTAACCCTACTGGGATATTGTCCACATAAAGCAAAGTGTCCATAGACACAGCTAATAAGTCATCACGAACAGTATTGGTCATAGCTTCATTGGCTAGGTTTACTGATACGGCTTCAAGTGAGGTTCTAGGTGTTCCTCTAAAATTAACAAAGTTTACGGCTTGTTCTTGTGCGTCAGCTTGTTGAGCTAGTATTGTGCTTCTAATTTCTTGTAGCAAACCATAGTCATTTATTGACGTATCGTTTTGTGCTGCTTCTTCTGCAACAGGGTCGTCATACAAAATAACAACACTGTTAACAATATCGGCTGTTTGAAGTCTTGTTTGTATATCAGCATTAGCAAGGTTAGCGTCTAGTTCTATCAGGTTATCTGAATAGTTAGTTATTCTTCGCTCAGCGTCGGCATAACCTATTTCAAAATCTGTCGTATCATACAAGTATCCTAACCCTGATTGTTGGGTTTCATCTGTAAGATTAAAGGCTTGTTCTATCTCGGCTGTTCTAGCTAGTACTTCGTAACGTCCAGCGTCAATTGTGTCTATACCCTGAACACCATAAGTTGCCCAAGTTTCGGTTGTGTAGTCGTCCCAAGTTTGTGTGTTACTTAAATCTTCCCAAGCAATAAACAAAGTCTCTTCAAGTATTCGTTGTATGCGTGCGCCGTCTAATTCCTCTGGGTAACTAACAGCACCGGCAGTACGTTTAACAAGTAAACCAAGTGCACCTATTGCTTGTATTTGTAAAGTGTTAGGTGTGCCACCTGCTCCAGCTGCTTCTAACCTGTTATACACACCTGAAACTTCACCTGTAAACAATTTAACAAAAGCACCTGCTGAGTTTGTAACCTCAATAATTACAGGGTCTAACAATTCAACTAGTGGGCTTGCTCCTTCAAGATTTAATAATTCTATGTTGCAATAACTTGGCTGTGTTGCTTCAAAAAAATCGTTACGACCATAAGTGATTGTGCCACCTGAAAGAATGTCGTCAGTTTGTACAACACCTGCAATAGTGACTCGATACGTTGGCGTGTATACAGTCATAATTACCTAAACTGAGGACGTATAAAACTTATACCCGTTGTTTTAAATGCTGAGTTTGTAACTTTTGTTATTGCTCTAGCTGTGGCTTGTGGGTCTACAGCTGTTTTAATGTTGTTGTTAACAATTACTGTTGGTGTTCTAGCTGCACCTACACTAGGTAGATTTGGAGTTGTTGGGCTAAAGTCTATTCTTCTTTGTGATTCTGTTTCAGCAAACCTTTGACTAAACTCTAACAACTTAGCAAATGGTCCAAGTACAGCATTTATTTTAGCTGCTAAATTATCTACTAATTCAACAACATCTGTTAGCAAGTTTATAAATTTAACTAACCCTGAACCCTCACCAGTTTCGTTTTCAAAATCGTCTCCTACTGTGCCTAAGCCTTTAGCAAGTTTACGTAAAGCCTCACCTAATTTGTAGCCTGCGTCTTCTGAGGTTTCTAAAGTTTCACCAAAAGTTAAAAAAGCAGGAACAACAGATTTTTTCTTACCTGTTAAACCATCTACTAACCCCTCAATGGCAGGCACGACTTCTTCGTTAATGAATTTTGAAAGTCTTTCTAAAATTGGAAGTATTGCATAACCTATTGTTTCCTGAGCATCTTCAAGTCTACGTTTAATAATTTCCATCTTGCCAGCAAAGGTTTCTGCGTTAGCTGCTGCTGCGCCACCAAAGGTTTCAGCTAGTACTTTTGTTGCTGCGTCAAAGTCTTTGGTTTTAATTATGTTAGCGTCTAGTGGTATACCTAATCTGGTTAAAGCTCCTAGGTTGCCGTTATATGCCTTTGAAAGGGCAAGTGTCACGGCTTCTAAATCGTTACCTGTTGCAAAAGCAATATCAAGTGCAAGATTATTAAGTTTTTGTGCTTTTGTTACATCATTGGTAGCACGTAATAGATTTCCCAACGCTGCTCGAAGTTTTGTGTCTGTAACACCTGTAGCATTTTGGGCTTTAGTTATATATTCTTCTGTGGCTTTAACTTGAGCGTCTGTTGCTTTAGTTGTATTTTTTAATGCTTCGGCTAATTGCTTTTGACTTTGTTGGTCTTCAATAGCAGCCTTAACAGCGTCAACACCAATTTTAACAGCCATAGCACCAGCAGCAGCACCTACAGCTGCAAAAGCCAAAGCACCTTTCTTAAGTGCGTCACCTAATTTGTTACTAAAACTTCTTGTTTCTTTATCGGCTTTATCAAGCCCCTCAATAAATTGTTTAGTGTCAGCAAGTAAAGCAAGTTTTAACGACCTTAATTCAGCCATTTAAGCTGCCCTACCTTTCCACTCGTTTGCTATTTTCTCATAGCCTTGTAACCATTCTCGCACAATAACTGGTTGAAAACGTTCCAAAGCAACAAAGATAAACCAGCCACGATTACCACGCCCTTTACGTGGACTACGTGGTGGGAATTGCTTCAATCTGTTTGAACCAAATTCTGTACCAAACAATAGATTACCAGCCTTTGCACCACTTCGGGTAACTCTTCTGTTACCACCCATTGTAAAGTTTGGTGCTTTGTCTGACCTGTTAATTTTAAGTGATTTCATTATGGCATCAGCTTGTGCAGGGTTAGGTGCATTGTAAGCGTAAGAGGTGACAAATTTGGCTGCGCGTTCTGCTAAATCATTAGCAATCTTTTTCATATCGTTTTTAGCAATATCATCCATACGTCCAAAGGTAGCAAGAAGTTTTCTCAATTCGTAGTCATCAACCTTGACACGTATTGTTCTGTTCTTATTTTTACTTTTAACGTCAAATGGTGTTGCCATTATTTTGCTCGTTCAGTATGTCTATAGCCGTTGCCCATATATCTGGTTCGGCATTCAGCCAATAGTCCGGTGTTATCCCAGTTGCTATTGCTAGTTCTACTGCTGTTCGCCCGATACTTCGGGCTTGGTAAAATTTGCTGTCTCAAAATCAGAAGCAGCAATATCGGTGACTTTGCTTTTCCAAGAATCAAAGTTTTCGATTTTCTTGCTGACTCGTTGTTGAATCTTGTGAGCCAAGAATAAAAGTAATGTGTTACTTGGTGTGCTTTCGTCAATAAGTATTTTAACAATTGACTTACCTGAATATAATTCTTTTTCTGCAAGTGAT